CTGATAGTGGTTCTTCTGATATATTTAATACCTCAATAGTTGGTCCATTCTTCCAACCTGTATTTGGTCCTTTTTTAGCTTGATAATATCTTAAATCTGTGCTTTTGGGGTCTGCTTTTTCTTTTACAATAGCTGTAAATTTATTTCCAGCTGCTTTACCCCCTTGAGCAAGTTGAGCTGATTTTCCAGATAATGATTCTTCTAAAGATGCAACTTGTGAAACCAATGCTTCTTTTTGTGCAGCTAAACCTTCTACTTGAGCTTCTAAGGAAACTCTCTCTATTGCTTCTAATGTACCCTTTTGTATTGATTGTTGTAAATCATTTACTGTACCTACAAACTTATCATTGGTAGCTTCTGATTGATTTTCAGCAATTGCTACTCTAACCAAAGATGCATCTAAATCAGCTTTAAATCCTTCTATTTCTGACCTTAATGCTCCAGATATTCCTTTTTGTGATTGTAATTCCGACCTTACATCAGCTAATAAACTGTTAGCTTGTTCTAACTGAGCTAAAACTCTTTCATATTCATCTAATTCAACTACATCAACCTTTGGGTCTGGTTTAGATTTTATAAGTTCATTTACAGAAGTATCAATTGCTTTGATTAACTCTTCCTCATCATATTTCATTCTACGAAGTCTACCAGCAATTTCTCCATCCATTTCTCCACCCATTTGTGGAGCAAGAAAAGTGTGCCTACCAAATTCATCTAATGATTTGAGAGCGCTAGAACCACTTTGTTGTAGTTCAATTATTCTTTCTTCTTTTTCTAATGCCATTATTTAGTTACTTCAAAAATATAATCATCATCAAAAAATTCAACAGAACCACTACGTTCTATTTTCAATTCTACTTTATAACTTCTGTTAATTTCAAAATTTGTAAAATCTAAACTAATTCTACTTTTATCGTTGTATGTACTTAGTTTAGAATAATCCGAAAACGGAATTATAATATCATTACTTTCGAAATCTCTAATTTGGTAGAATGATGATGTTGGAAGTAAACTGCCTGTGGAGTATCCGAATGTGTTGTTGAATGTTTTTTGTGGATACAATTCTCTTGCGAATACTTCAATATCAGCTCTAGTTCCCTCTTTGTAAGATTTCTTTAATCTTTTTAGTGATATTTTGTATTCTTCTGGTAAATCGGTTAGTGAACCTGTTTCATACCTACTATCATCCCAACCTATTCTAATTTTTGGTTGGTATATTGTATTGGTATCTTTACTAAAGAATTTTAATTGTCCATAATCTATATCATCATTCTCTTTGCTATCGCTGTGTTTTATGATAAATCCTTCATTTGGGTAATTATCATCTAACCAAAACGAAAGAGATGAAGATACATCAATTTCTAAATCAGTTGATTGGTATTCATATGATTGGGTTTGTTCGGATGCGGTGTACCACATACCACCTCTACCATCATAAGAGCCAGTAGCCAATCCACCATTTGGAACTTCGGTAGGTAGCCACTTACTACCACTTGCTCTATAGTTCCAAGTACAACCATCCGTTGATATGTTATCAAAACGAGTACCTATTCCCATTTCCCAAGATTGAGATATTGGGTGTATATGTAATGAGTATGCTAATGCTATTTCACTTGGTTGTGTTTCTCTGATTACTATCTGTGCTTCACTCATAGTTACTGCTCCAGATGATAATTTGGATGGAAGTGTATTTAAATCAAATTTTACTAAAGAACGAGCAGTATCCTTTAAGTTCCCATAATAAACTTTAGACACTTCTAATATCTCATCCAATCCTGTATTCTGTACAGCTTGCTGAGAAAATATTGTTGTGTCCTTAGATGCGGTTAAAAAATAATACATTATACAACTCTTCCTTTTATATCGTTATCTGGATACTTAATTTCAAATATTGATGGGTCTAATGAAGGATAAATTTGTTTATTCTTCGTAGCCGCCAATACATCATATGCGTTTGGAGAATATCCAGATGATTCTCCACATAAATTTTTAAATGTACACTCTACAACAGATTGTACACCTTCGATGTTTCCAATAATCATTTCTACTTCACCAATATTGATTGGCATATTAAATGTCCAATTATCGATTTCAAAATGTTCTTTTATCGATGAGATACAGTTTGTTAATACTTCTCTCTTATTATAATCTCTATACACTCTTATAGAGAAATCTAATCCCATATTTATGACAAATCCATCCATTAAATTTATACCATCAGTTAAAACTCTAAATTCATTTAAATATGTTTTTATATTTTGTTTAACTGCTATGTTTAATGGTGATAAATGCTTATCAGAATTGTATCCCAATACATAAAGGTTTACCGCAAATGGATTATTTTTTTCTTTAGTATTTGATTTTTTGTTTGATAAAAACTTAGTTACTTTTTCTTTTACATCCTTATCTGATATATCTCCATCTTCTACTAAATCTTGAATCAATGTACTGAACTCAGATAGTGAATCAGGTGATGCTAATATTGATGCTGGTGAATTATCATCTAAGTTTCCATCAGCTGCAACAAATGCTTTAGTTACGTTACCAAACTTAGGTGGCATTGATAATGCTCTAACTTGATAATCCTTAGCGGTTACTGCTCTGTTTTGAGAACCAAAGTTTGCTATAGCGTTTTCTCTTATCTCTTCTAAGGTTTCTGCTCCTCTACCACCTTTAGCTGGTTGGTCGTTGTTTACTGCTAATGAATTTTTAGCTTGAGCATATAATCCTCTTTTTACTTCATCGAATATTGTTAAATCTTCATCAAAGTTAGCATTTGTTATTCTTTTAATTGTATTAGATGCTACATTTGTAGAAACACCACCCCCTACAAAATACTTAACTGTTATAGTAGTATTTTTTGGAGATTGTCCATATGATTTTGTCATTAAGAAATTAGATGGGTCAAAGGATGCGCCTAATCTATTTATAGAATTTGGTAATCCTAAACCTACATTCTTAAAGTTTGGTATTAGTAATTCATCATCCTTACCAGCATCACCACTACCAAATTGTATTGTAGTAGAACCATTTGGATTAATTACACTTTTAAATCTTCTTGGTGTTTTTATTAGTTTTAATATCGATGGAACTGTATCTTTAAATTGATATAAGTCCTTATCCTGCGTTTCTGTATTTGAATATTCAACATAAACCATCTCTTGTGCTAAGTAAGGTACTTCATAGTATTTGTTATTATTACTATCTCTTACATCATATATCTGAATAACATCAGTATCGGGTATATCTATCTTAGCAAATTCCCCAGTACCTGCTCCAAATGTTATTTCTAATTCTTTTTCTGTTGCAGATATCACATCTACATATTTTTTTACTAAGTAGAATGTTGGTGTATTAGTATCACCATCTCTTTCATAGATTGTTATTTCTCTACCATCTTCTACTGAGAAATCTAATAATTCTGTTGTTCTAAAGGTTACACCATCAGCATCAACCTCCATACCTTCTTTTACTCTTAAAAAATAATCACTATCTGGTTCATATCTTAAATCACCACTAGCTATTGGGTCAGCTTTTATTCTCGAAGGTACTAATTGATAAACAGTCAAATTAGTTACCGCTGGTGAAGTTACTTTTGGTTTATATCCCATAAACTTAGATAGTTCAAATATATTCTCTCTATCTTCAGCAGTTGTTAGTAATGATTCTTTTAATGTATCATCGATATAATAACCCAATACATCACCAACATAAGATGCCATTTCAATGAACATCATACCAGGTGATGACTCGTTAAAGTCATTGTAAGTAGAAGGGAAGTAAGTTTTTGCGAAATCCATTAGATTAGTTCTAAATGCTTCGAAATCTTTGTTAAGGTATTTTATATCCCTACCCTTATTCTTAAAATTCTTTATTTGATTATTTAATGCCATATTATTCTGAAACTACGAAAGTTACTGTATCTAACGTTTGTTGTCCTTCTAATTTAAATTTAATTGAAACCGATGCTTGATTGAAATCAGTCATCTCTTTACTAATATCAATATTTATTTCTTCTGCCACAACATATGGTAACCATTGTTCTAATGCTGAGTTTATTGTTTCTTCAATATCCTCCTCTAACGTATCTGTGGCTTGTTCAAATAACAAACCATGCAATCCACTACCAAATTCAGGTTGAAATAATCTTTCTCCTCTTTTAGTTTTTAAAAGATTAATAATATTACTTCTCACTTGTTCAGTAGTTGTAAACGATTGGGCAAAATATCCAGTGTTACCTCTTTGTAGAGGTAATGTTAAACCGATTGCAAAGTTGTTAAACTCTTCTGTATCGATTACTAATTTTTGCCCTAATTCGTAAGCCATCTCTCTTTCCTATACTATCGTTTAAATCGTTTTACCAATTCACTATTATCTCTATTCAAAATTTTATCCAAACCAGGCAACCCAGTCTGAACACCTAATCCACCAGATTGTGGTTTACTTGCTCCACCCGTTCTCATATCACCATATCCCATTTGTTGAGCCATACTTTGTCTCATATTAGATACCGCATCTGTTCCTACAGGTTGTTGTCCCGTTGGTACATTATGAGTTCCAAACGAAACTGTCTTATCATCAGCAACTGCTGTATGTGATTGAGCCGTTTCATTTAGTATTTTATTCAATGCTTGATTTTTTGTATAACTTACATTTGGCGCAGTATCTGTTCTATCTTGTTCTAATACAGCTTCTGCTAAGGTAAATGGGTCTACTTCTGCAGCTTTCTTTTGAGGTTTCGATTTAATCCTTGATTGAACCGCCTCTTCTAAAATTTTTGGGAATTGGTTTTGTAAGAAGTTTAATTGTTGTTTTTTAACCTCAACTTCTACCAACGCCTTAATAACTTTAACTAATTTTTTAGATTCCATAATTGTATTAATGTGTTTTTCTTACTATAAATATATGTTTTAAATATTTTGATGTTTTATCCCGGCACAGTAAATGTACTCCACATAATTACACCAGGACCCGGTACAGGCGATGGACCAGCAGGATATAATGATATTGTATTGATTATACCCGATACGGATGTTAGGTGTATCTGAGCTGCTGCTACAAATCCATTTATAAAAATCATAACATTTTGATTAGGTGGAGTTGGTATATCTGTACTCCATTGACCTGGATTATTACAGGTACCAGCAACAAATTGTATGTTAGCTATAGAACCGGGTGCAGGTGGTGGAGGTGGTGGGCCTGTTAGTGTTAACCCCGTCCAATATCCTAATACGGCTGGACCTAGCTTTTTTATCCAAGGAAAACTTCCTGATTGTTTTGAGAACCCTTCCCCTAAACATGCTTTAATCTGTACTTCCATTAAAGAAGTATTACCTTTTTGTATTTTAGATAAATTAGGATTTTGTGTTCCGAATGATTTTACACAATTATCATATTCCTTTGTTAGCTTTGCAGCAAAATCAGCTTGTGATGGAGAACCACCTTCGGCTTCCATATACGATTTCATGTTTTGTTTGAATATTCCCCATCCCATTTGTTATACCGTAAAGTTTTGTTTACTAAGAATAGTTTCTAATTTATTCTGTATAGCAGCATATTTAGCAGCGTTAGTTGGTGGACCTGATGGACCTGCTGGTGTTGGATGAATCTCAGCTTGTAGTTCTGTTAAGATTTCACCTAAAATATCTATTAAGGTTTGTCCCAACGCAACCGGCTCATCTTCGTTTCCATCTTCTCCTAAATAAATCTTACCCCCATCACTATTGATAATAAAGTTATTACCTTGAGTATTCCATTCCATATGGTCATTTGTTTGAGCAAATATACCACCCTCATTATCTATTGATAAGGATTTATCCGAAATAAAACCATAATTACCTTTGGAATAAAAAATCATTTCAGATTCTTTTGATGAGATAATAATCCTACCACTATTAATTAAAATTTGGTCTCCTTTTAGTTCTGATGGATAATCCTCAAACATTTCGGGCTTTGTTTCAAAATCACTCGTACCACCATCATCAACAGTACCAGGTTGATATCCTAACAAATAATCTTGACTTGTCATTGATATAATAGAACCATCTCTACTTACATCTTCTTCTACTGGGTCTGGTTGTTCTATTTCGTTTTGAGTAATATCAGATTCTCTATTTCTAATTATAATTGTTGGTGATTCGGTTTGTTCTTCATTATTATATCCACTAAACCTAATTGATTGACCAAATCTACTTTGTATCAAAGTATCACCTTCATATAATTTTAATCTATGTATTGTTTCATTTGGTGTAAAGTAATCACCATATCCACTTGTTTCTCCAGCTGCATTTGAGTTTGATATACCAGTATTAGATGTTGATTCATATCCATCCGAATTACCCTTGGGGTCACTGTCTACCTGTCTTGGTGCGTAAGTATCATCTAATGCTGATTCTGTTGAGTTTAAGTTTTGAAACTCTCCATTATGTCTACGTTGATATCTGTAAACTCCTGATATGTGAAATAAATCAACAACTTCATTTTTTAAAGGTAAACTAAAAGAAGATGTATTCATTGGATATGCAACTACATTTCCTCCACCAGAATCACTTAATCCACCCTTACCCAAAATTTTAAATTGTATAGCTCCTATAGAACTCGGTGATGTTAATTCATCAGTAATAGCTTGAGATTCTTCAT